GCTGAAAAAATTGGCAATGTTAAAATTAAATACACGTTAGAACAGGTTAAATAATATGGGAACTACAAAGCAAGTTAATAGCAATGCACCAAACCCTACTGGCAAAGGTGGCTTCCAGGAGCGTCCTCAGGACCGTAACAACGGACGTTGGAACAAAGATGAGTCTATATCCTATCAATACAATAAGTTGCTTAGAATGTCTCCTGGGCAGTTGTTTAGTTTTCAACCTGAAACAGTGGCGCAACAAATAGCACACCAACGATTGATGAACGCTATGTCAGAGGATGGGTTGAATGATACCAAGGAAGTCACGGATAGGACAGAGGGCAAAGCGCCACAAAGTATTGATGTTACTACTGATGGCGATAAAATAACCGACCCGTATAGTGCATTATCAGTCGAGGAATTGCGTAAGTTGGCTAACAAATAACCGTATAGTGATATATTCGGTTAAACTTAGTGCAAAAAATTACGGAATTATATAAATCAATATCTAAAATTAACGTCAGGCATGATATAAATGACAGAAATACCAGAACAAGTCAGCCAACGAGCCAAAAGACAATTGGCTAGATTATTCCTGTATGACTACTGCCAATACCGATACCCAAAGCTCTATAAAGATGAAAGGGTGTACTTAAAAGATGTCTGCGATAGGATACAGGGATTTATCGAGCAGAACGAAAAACGTTTTCTTATAGTGAATATGCCACCGCGTTTTCTGAAGTCCTTGACTGGCACTAATCTAGTTGAGTGGTTGTTTGGTAAAGACCCATTATTAAAAGTTATGACAGGCTCATACAACGAAACTCTATCGACCACATTCGCAAGAAAAGTTCGTGACACCATAGACGAAAAGAAGTCAAAAGGCGTAGAAGTTTATAATGACATATTCCCAAACACTAAAGTGAAATATGGGCAGGCTAGCAAATCATTGTGGGCTTTAGAGGGCAGCGGTCAAGACAACTATCTAGCAACTAGCCCAACAGGTACAGCAACAGGGTTCGGTGCTAATATCATTCTTATAGATGACATTATTAAAAGCGCGTCAGAGGCTTATAATCAGTTAGTGCTCGACAATATAACGAGCTGGTTCACTAACACAATGCTGTCAAGGACAGAGGGCGACAACTGGAAAGTAATCACTATTATGACTAGGTGGGCTAAGGGAGACCTTGCAGGATACATAATCGACCACTACGGCGATTTAGTCGAAGTTATAACTTACAAGGCAGCCAATGATGACGGGTCAATGCTGTGCGATGATATCCTTAACAAACAAGATTATCTGATTAAGACAAAAGAAATGAACGCCGACATTGTCGAGGCTAACTATAATCAAGTGCCGATTGACATTAAAGGTAGGCTATTCGCCAATTTCAAAGAGTATGACGCATTACCTAAAGGCGAGCATAGGGTGTTTAATTTCACAGATACAGCCGACAAAGGCACTGACTTTTTATGCAGTATAAGCTATATAAAACACGATAATGAAGCTTACATAACCAATGTATATTTCAGCGATGAAGCTATGGAAACGACAGAGCCAAAAGTTGCCGAGATGTTGTTTGTGGACGACATATTCGAGTGCGAGATTGAAAGCAACAACGGTGGCCGAGGATTTGCACGCAATATAAAGCGTATCTTACAAGACGAATATAAAAGTAATAAGTGCTATATTATCGACACCCCACAGACATCAAACAAGGAGGCTAGGATATTGTCGTCTAGTGCTTGGGTTAATAATCACGTCTATATGCCAGTTGGTTGGAAACACAAATACCCAGAGTTTTATGAAAATGTTGTTAATTACCAGAAAAAAGGTAAAAATAAACACGATGACGGCCCAGATGTGTTGGCCAGTATCTATGAAAGAATGACGAATGACGACAAGCGCATCACGTTCCTAAACATATAAGTAAACTATAAATGTTATAATAAAACTATATAAATAGAAAGCAAGGCATGAAAAAACGAACGATATATACTTTACCAAAAGGAAGCGAGCCAACTGGTGTAAACATCAGTGAGCTAATCAAACTACACGCCGTAGACGTAACAACTTTTACTAAACTTGAGTCTTATGTTGATGACATGCCAATAATGGAGCGTGATTCACCCAACCAACTGCTCACGATCAATAACTTCGCCCAATACATCACGTCAATCAACACTGGTTACTTGCTAGGCAATCCCGTAACTTATACCGGCGATGACGATACTGACATCACTGTCATAACCGACAGCTACGACATGCAATCAATGCCAGAAGTCGACAAAGAAATCGAAGAGGATTGCTCGATGTTTGGTCAGGCGTTCGAGAATGTGTTTGTTGACGAGAACACTGACGTAAACAGCGCAAGGCTTTCGCCTTATAACACGATTGTAGTTTATGACGACACGTTCAAGCACAATAAAATGTTTGCAATCTATTACAGCCAGCACTATGAGAATAACAAGAAAATTGGTGGAGTTTATGACATTGTTATCTGGACTGATACTCAAATACTATACAGAGTTTTGCGTGGAACTGAATTAACTGACGATTTGACGAATGATGACGCGTTGCACGGATTCGGTGAAGTCCCAGTAATACATTACATGAACAGCCGACGCCTAAAAGGTGACTATGAGCCAGTAATAAGCCTAATCGACGCATACAACATCTTACAAAGCGACCGAGTAATCGACCGAGAAAAGCTTGTTGACGCAATCCTAGCATTCTATGGTAGCCGACTGACAGCCGAAGACCAGCAAGCAATCAAAGACAACCGAGTTATCCAGTTACCAGACGGCGCAAAAGCCGAGTATGTCATTAAGAATATCAACGAAGCAGACGCTGATGTCCTGCGCAATGTTATATCAGCAGATATCCACAAGTTTAGCATGACGCCAGACTTAACCGACGAAGCCTTTGGAAATGCCTCAAGTGGTGTTGCTATCCTTTACAAGCTATTAGCGTTTGAGCAGAACGTTAAGAGTAAAGAGCGATTATTCGAACGTGGCTTATCGACAAGATTCAACCTTTACGCTAAAGTTCTAAAAGTTCTATCGAAAATTAGTAGCGACTTTGACGAATCTGATGTGACAATCGTGTTCACTCGTTCACTGCCTAAGAATAACTACGAAACCTCACAGATGATAAACAATCTAGAGGGAGTTGTAAGCAATGAAACTCTTATCGGACAATTAGACTTTGTCAAAGACCCAGCCGAGGAAATGGAAAAGGTTAAGTTAGAAAAAGAAGAGTCAAATGAAGATTTTGGCGCACCAATAACGGAGGAAATATAAAATGTCTGATTGCACTAATATTTATGATTTATGCGTTGTACAGGGTTGCGACAAAGATTACACGATGGCGTTCACTACTACTGGTACAACTCCGTATAATCTTACTGATTGTACTGTCAAATTTGTACTTACAGACTCAAAAGAAAAACTAGACACTGAAAATTTAATGCCAAACGCTACTATCACATACACTGACAGAGTAAACGGTAAAGCCACTGTATCTCTGTCAAACACTGATACAGACTTGCCACTTGGAACATATTACTATCGTGTTAAATTGATAAATTCAGCTTCAAGAATAGCGGCTGGCGCTGGCATATTATTGACTACCAACACGTCTGTTGTAGGGTTGTTTCAATTAGATTCTGGCGGGCACATGGTATTTAGAAATCGTCTCAACTCAGGTAAACATCTATATTTCGACGCTAACAGTGATGTTATATTCAGGACTAATTCTAGCAGCTCAGTGACAACCATGACTATAAAAACTAGCGGGAATGTTGGGATTGGTGTAGCGTCTCCTAACGCAAACGCAATACTAGACATAGCTTCAACAACTAAAGCATTCATGCCACCACGTATGACCACGACTCAAAGAGACGCTATTGCAAGCCCAACAGCTGGAATGGTTATATACAACAGTACTACTAATGTTCTAAACTTCCATAACGGCACTGCATGGGGAGCTGTTTAGGGTTATAGTAGTTTATATATGCCACAGCCGCTAAAACCACGCCAAAGAACAAACGCATATTGGGCTAAACGAGCGCAAGAACAGCTCGAGCTTATAGAACAGCAATCATTGCCGTATCTTAGACAGGTTGATACAGTTTATCGTAACGCCCAAAGCCAAACACTAGCCGAAATAAAAAAGCTATACCAGACTTATTACGCTAAAGAAGGTTTTGACACTACACTATTAAAAGAAATTGCGCCAAAAGGTGATGCCAGGCGGTTCAAAGAGGCCGTAGAACGTGCCGGGTTGTCGTCTAGCTTGCCTGATGGATACGGTTATCGTCTTAATCGTTTAGAGCTAATTGAAGCGCAAATATGGTTGGAGATTGCCAAGTGTTCAGAACAGCAATCAATTATTCAAGGAAAATCGCACAAGCAGACGATTGAGACCGCTTATTATCATAATCTGTATGTGCTATCAAAAGGCACTGGTATTATGCCGGTATTCGATAAGCTAGATACTAAGACTATCAACAACATATTAAAAGCTAAGTTTTTCGGCGAAAATTATTCAGATAGAATATACCAAAATAGAGACGTACTGGCTAAAGAGCTAAAAGGAATATTAGCTGAGTCGGTAGCGACAGGGCAAAACCAATCAAAAACTATCAAACTTGTCAGGGAGCGTTACGGCGTTAAAAGATTTGAAGCGTCNAGATTGCTAAGAACTGAAACGGCGCATTTTGCTGANNTAACAACNACAGAAGTATATGAGGANATNGGNATNGANAAGTGGNTATATGTTGCCACNCTAGANNCAAGNACNTCAGAGGATTGNAGNATATTAGACGGTAAAGTGTTTGATGTCGGTAAAGGCCCGACAATACCACACCACCCAAATTGCCGCTGTACCAAGGCAAGCTACCTAGGGCGTGATTACGAACCAGATATGCGTATTATGCGCGACCCAGTCACAGGCAAAAATAAATATATACCTAATATCACATACAAAGAGTGGCAAGCTAAATATTCGTAGTGCATATCAGATGTTATAATTAAAATATAGTAAAACATACGTTTTATTTAACTAATTAACGCGACGGCGGTAAAACGGAGGAGAAATATGAACGAAGAAGCAGAAAAAGCGCAAGAAAACACTGACGTTAAAGACAACGAAGGTGAAAAAAAAGAGGTAAAAACTTTTACTCAAGAAGATCTGGATAGAGTAGCAGGCGAACGAGCGAAACGTGCAGAGGAAAAGGCAGCTAAAGATTTAGCAGCAGCCCTCAAAAAAGAACGTGAAGAGTGGGAGCGCCAAGCGAAATTGACAGCAGAGGAAAAGGAAGCCGAATTGCGTAAGCAACGAGACTCTGAGACCGAGGCACGACAACGTGAATTGGACTTGAGAGGCAATCGTTATGATGCTATGGACGTTCTAAAAGACAAGAATATCCCAACNGATTTAGTGGATTTTGTAGTNGATGTTGATTCGGATAAAACCAATGAAAACATCAACAAACTAGAAAAAGCATTTNTNAAAGCAGTTGANGAGGGTGTNGCTACCAAGTTAAANGGTAANACNCCACCAGAGAAAAAGGACAATACAGGCGACACTAAGAAAAGTACAGCCGATTTATTGTTCGGACGCAAATAGTATTTATATAAGGAGCAAATATGCCAATTACATTAGCAGAGGCTAAACAACTTAGCCAAGACAAACTAACAGACATCGTTATCGATGAGTTTTCAAAATCAAACTTGATGGCTGATTTAACATTCGATAACACAGTAAAACCACAGGGTGGCAACTCGTTGACCTACGCTTACAACCGTATCACAACGCAACCAACTGCAGGTTCACGTCTTATCAACGGCGAATACACAGCACAAGAAACAAAGACAACCCAAGCTGTTGTCAACCTAAAGGTTATGGGTGGTTCTTACGAGCTTGACCGTGTTATCGTCAACGATGAAACACAAGTAGTCAACCAAATCGAGTTCCAGTCAGCCCAAAAGAGTAAAGCAACTGTTGCAGAGTTCCACAACCAGTTCATTAACGGTGATAGCGATACACCTGGTGAATTTGACGGAATTGACAAAGCTATCACAGCTACTACAACCATTACACCAGCAGCCCCAATCGACCTATCGACAGCCGCAGCAATCAAGACTAACTACGAGTCATTCTTGTACAGCCTACGAAAACTAGTNTCNAAAATGGACGGCGCACCTACTCACATTCTTATGAACAGTGATATGTACGCAGCATTCCAGGCTATGTCTGACATCGTACCTAACATTCAATTTACACGTAACGAACTAGGAAACGAAGTTGGTGTTTACGGTTCAGCTACATT